AAGAAGAACGGTCTTGAAGATTTGAAGAAAGCTAGAAAGAACCTTGATTGGTTGATTGAGGAGCTAGAAAATGGAGAATGAGACCTACAAAATATCTATAAGATAATCAATGGAGCTTGAACATGGATAGACTTGAATATGAATACGCACTTTATCAAGGTGATATCTTTATCACTTGTGGCACGTTAAAAGAAATCAGCGCAGAGACTGGGATTGCTATTGTTACACTAAACTCTTATGCTTCACCATCGTATAAAAAGAAAAATCCAAATGGTAAACAACTAATAAAAGTGGATTTTGAAAAATTAAGTGACCAACAATGCGAGCGATTCGCTTTTATGTTGAAGCAAAAAAGAATAGATAATAAACTTTCAAGAAGTGAACTAGCCAAAAAGTTAGGTTACTCTTACGCAGAAATAATGAAATGGGAAAAGAAAACTAAAAAACCTAATTACTACGCTATTGAAGATGTGGCAACCTATTTCAAAATACCAGTCAATGTTTTGATAGGCGAAGCATAAAGGAAGGGGCGCAAGTGTTATTTCAAGAAATCAACGAGAAAAAGACAATTTCAAACGTGAAGAAAGTATTGCGACAATATCCACGCATTCGTGAAATTGCTTGCGACTTACCCGAGCAACGAGTTACGCAGTTGATTACGTTTGAACCGAGAGGAAGCAATGGCCCGTCTAAGCAAGTCGAGAAACTGGCAATTAGGCGTGTAGATGCTTCCAGAGAACTTGAAGAAATCGAGCAAGCAGTTAGTCGCTTATTCAATCCAAATTATCGCTTTATTTTGTTTAATAAGTATCTAGCGACTGAACCGATGCTAAACTACGAGATACAAGAAAAGTTATGGATTGAAAAAACAAAATTTCAAGACTACTTAAACAGAGCGTGTCTCGCATTCGCTGAACAGTACAGAAACGGTGATTTAATCGCTTTCAAAAGTGAACTTTTTGCGGAAACATGAAACGTTTAGAAGTGGTATTATAGTATTGTCAGATAGACCAAAGTTTGACAGACTCCTATATATATTTTACAAAGGGCATTGCGCCCTTTATGGCGACGAAAGGTTCTATAATCTCTTTAATTTTAAAATGGTAAGCTATACAAACTTTTTGCTCCGCTGGTTCGATTCCAGCCGTCGCCTTTTAGACTGCAAAAAAATAAATTTAAAAAGACAATATACTATTGGTTCAACGCAAGGCTTTGCAGTCGCCTTGCATTTTAAAAAGTCCTTATGAAAATCAGTCAGCTTTATGCTGGCTTTTTTGTTATAGAAAAGAGGTGATGGACATTGGGTTAAATCAAAGACAAAAGATGTTTGCAAGCGAGTATTTGAGGACAGGCAATGTCTATCAATCTGCAATATTCGCTGGTTACAGTGAAGCATATGCTAAAACAACCGCTAGTAAATTGCTAGAAAATGTAAGCATTAAAACGTTTATACAAACAGAAACTGAAAAGATGCACGACAAGAATATTCTGAGTGCTAAAGAGGCTCTTTCGATTCTTTCGGACATCGCAAGAGGTGAGCGACTTGAAGAAGTTTTGATGATGAACCCAGTAACTGGTGAAGTAGACAGGGTTATGAAAAAAGCTGATAACAATACAGTTATCAAAGCGATAGCTGAGATACTGAAGCGATATCCAACTGCTAAGCAAGCTGAGAAACTTGAACTTGAAATCGAGAAACTTAAATCTCAAATCGGTATGGATGATGAGCACGATGATAAACTTGTTGAGTTTGCTAAGGCTTTGAGAGGCGCTTTTAATGACAAGTAAATTCACTCCTAAACAAGAGCAAGTTCTTAATCGGGTTTTAAATGATGATTTCTTTATTTGTGGTCTGCATGGTGCAAAGCGTTCAGGTAAAACCGTTCTAAACAATATGATTTTCATGAATGAGATTGCACGAGTGAGAGAGATAGCTGATAGATTAAACATTGATGAGCCAATGTATATTTTAGCTGGTACGTCTTCAACTTCGATACAAAACAATATCATTCAGGAACTATATAACATGTTTGATATTGAGCCGAAATACGACAAGCACGGAGCGTTTACTCTTTGCGGGGTTAAAGTGATTCAAGTCTACACTGGTTCGATTTCAGGACTAAAGCGAGCCCGTGGATTTACTGCATTTGGGGCTTATGTAAATGAAGCATCGCTTGCCAATGAACAAGTGTTTAAAGAAATCATCTCACGTTGTTCAGGAGAAGGTGCACGGATTGTTTGGGATAGTAACCCAGATATCCCAACACATTGGCTTAGACGGGATTATATCAACTCAGGCGATGATATGATTATCGACTTTCATTTTAAGCTAGACGACAATACATTCATGTCTGATAGATACCGTGAGAATATCAAGAACGCTACGCCAGCTGGTGTGTTTTACGACCGAGATATTCTAGGTCTATGGGTAACTGGTGAGGGCGTAGTCTATCGTGATTTTAGTGAGAAGATGTTTGTGGATAATGCACCAGAAGATATCACTAAATTCTATGCTGGCGTTGACTGGGGGTATGAACACTACGGATCCATCGTTGTTGTTGGAGAAACATCTGACGGTTCTATCTACTTACTTGAGGAACATGCACACCAACATGAAGAGATTGATTTCTGGGTAGACGTTGCTAAAGACATAAAAAGACGTTATGGGAACATCACGTTTTGGGCTGATAGCGCACGACCTGAACACGTTGCAAGATTTCAAAGGGAACAAATCAAGACGTTCAACGCAAATAAAGCGGTCTTGTCAGGAATTGAAGAAGTCGCCAAGTTCATGAAAGCTGGGCGCTTTTTTGTTGTATCAGATAAAGTAAGCCGTTTTAAGGATGAGGTTTACCAGTATATCTGGAATGAGAAAACAGGCGAACCAATCAAGGAAAACGACGACGTACTGGATGCACTACGCTATGCGATTTATTCACAACATTCACAACCAAAGGCAACCGTTAAGAGAAAGTCTCTTTATGGTTTGTAGAAAGGGAGAACATGTATAAATACTTAACCTATCCACGGGATGGATATGACGAAACAAATTTAAATGCTGAATTGATTTATAAGCTGATCCGCAAACACGCAATTGAGCGAGAGGACTTGCAAAAATTAAAGCGGTATTACATCGGAGAACATTCTATTCTTAAGCATGAAAGGCGCAATCCTAACGCTCCAAACTTCAAGACAGTAGCCAATCATGCGAAGGATATTGCAGACACGGCCACAGGTTACTTTCTGGGCAGTCCGATTACCTACAACAACACAGGCGAGAGCGACCTTGAGCCGTTGCTAGTTGCATTCGATAACGCAGAAGTTGACCAAGTGGACACGCAGAACGCTCTTAACATGGCTATCTACGGACGTGCTTACGAGTATATCTATGTCAAGGAAGGCTTGAATGAGCTTGACTCAGCTAGTCTTGATGTTGAGAATACCTTTATAGTTTATGATGATAGCATTGAACGTAGACCCTTGTTTGCGGTCTACTACTACGAGGTTAAGGACGATTCAAAAGACACTAAGACATACCAAGCAGAGGTTTTTACACAGAACTTGCATTATCACATTGTTTTGAGCGACTCGTCAGGGTCGTACGTGAAGAAGCTTGATGTTGAACCACACCACCTTGGTCAAATCCCAATCATCGAGTACAAGAATAATAATTTTGCGATTGGCGATTATGAACAACAGATTAGCTTGATTGATGCTTATAACTCTTTGATGGGTAACCGTGTGAATGACAAAGAACAAGCGATTGAGTCTATCCTTGTCTTGTATGGAGTACAGTTAGGAGACACGCCTGAAGAAACCCACAAAGCTATGACAATCCTTAATGAGGAAGGACTTTTGGAGTTGCCAAGTGATAGTGCAAAGGCTGAGTTTTTGAAGAATACGCTGGACGAGGATGCTACTGAAATCTTGCGTAAAGCCTTGAAAGAGGATATTTATACCTTTAGTCACGTACCGAACCTGACAGATGAAAAGTTCGCTGGGAACAGTTCAGGCGTAGCCATGGAGTACAAGCTACTCGGCCTTGAAATGATTACTAAAATCAAAGAGGCTAACTACAAACGTGGGCTTAGACAGCGTATTGGGATCTTTGCTAAGTACCTAGGTCTACAACAGATTGCACTTGATGCAAATTCGATAGTACCTCAGTTCAGTCGTGGATTACCTAAGAACTTACTTGAATTGTCACAGGTTATCAATAATCTTGAAGGTAAAGTTACGCTCAGACAACTCATTTCTCTCTTACCATTTGTTGAAGATCCTGATGCTGAGATTGAGGCTTTGGAAGAAGAAAGACAGAACAACGATGGGAACCCTGGCTTATTTTTTAACAAAGTTAATACTAAACCAGAGGAAGAGGTAGCAGATGAACAACAAGGACTACTGGACCCAGAGGAAGGCTAACCTTATCTATGAGCAAATGGATAAGGCTGAGAAACAAGCTGATAGGTTTGACAAGGTCTACGAAAAAGCCAAGGCTTACCTTGATAAAGAAATAAATAAAATCTTTGATAAATTCCAGCGTGATTATGGCTTGAGTGAGAATGCAGCACGGCAAGTCTTAAAAACCATGAAGGACAAAAAAGAGCTTGCTGTTCTACGCAGGATGCTCGAGGCTAGACCGAACGACCAAAACATACAACGTTTGCTTGCTGATTTAGATAGTCCAGCTTATACCTACCGTATGAAACGGTTAGAGCGCTTAAGCGACGACTTAGACCTTATGCGTAGTTCTATCTATCTTTCCGAGAAGCAAGGCTCAGATGAGTTCTATGGCGACCTCATGAAAGATAGCTACTACAAAGCTACCTTTGACTTGCAACAGCAAACAGGACTCGCTTATAGCTTCTCCGACTTACCTGAAACAGAAATCAAACGTCTACAAGGTCTAAAATGGACGGGAGAGGGCTACTCGGACAGGATATGGTCAAACACTGGGGCACTTGCTTCAAGCGTGAAAGACGAGCTTTTAGTAAGCCTCATGACTGGTCGAAGCGTAAAAGATACATCTCAAGCAATCGCTGAACGATTCGAGGTCGGTAAAGGCAAAGCAAGACGTTTAGTTCGAACTGAGTCAGCGTTCTTTCACAATCAAATGGAACTGCTCAGCTATGAAGATGCCGAGATCACAAAGTATAAATTCGTAGCTGTCCTGGATAAACGGACATCACATATTTGTCAACAACATGATAACAAGGTCTATAATACAGATGAGGCCGTTCCTGGTGTGAACTATCCACCTTTACATCCGTGGTGTAGGTCTACGACTATCGCACACGATGATGATATCGACTACAGCAAGTTAGAACGTAGGGCTAGAAATCCTAAGACTGGCAAAGTTGAGTATGTGCCTGCTGATATGAGTTATAAAGAGTGGTATGACAAATACGTTGCAAAAGATAGAGGAAAGAGTTATAATCAGGGCGTAGATAGAAATAAGGACCCTAATAAACGACGACCAATAAACATCACAAAACAAAAAGAGTTATTAAAAGACTTTATGAAGTCAGGTGGTTTTGTATAGCAAGATGATAAAGCTGCAAATTACTTAAACGCTCGAGGAGTTGATGCGTGTTGTTTGGGCAGTGATTTGATTGTCTTGCAGAAGAGACCGCTGGTGTCAGAAATATTAGAGGAATTATTCCACGCTAAGCAATTTAAAAACGGATTGGTTATAGACGATGAAAAGAGCAAAATCATAGCAGAGATAGAAGCTCAAGAGTATTTGATGTCTGTATCGGAAGAGTATAATATACCAAAATCTGAACAAAAGCAGACAGAGATTGCTCTAAAAACCTACAAGCAGAAATTAAAGGAGTTGAAGAAACATGAAAAATAAGATTATTGATGTTTATAAAGTTGCAAACCGTCTTGTTTCTATCACTGTTGAAAATCCTGATTTCTCAAACTTAAGGATGAACCAATTAGTTAATATCGGGGGGAAAAAATACAAAGTTCACAGTATTCCGTTTTTTAGACCAACATCTCCTGAAACGATTTTAAAACAAGATACTTTTACAATTGATTATACTGAAGACGAGTTACTCGGTAAAAAGGTAATATTTAGTTAACAATTAAGCACCTAGAGAAATCTAAGTGCTTTTTTTATGCTCAGAAAGGAGTAAAATATGTTTATTTGGGAATGGGTGACAATCGCTTTTGGGTGGTTGGTATTCTTATTACTGTTATCTTTTATCTTTTTGTTTATGAAAAACTTAAACAAAGAGCTTAAGAAAAGAAAGTAGGTGATCCGACATCTTGACTGGCAGGAATAGACTGCTGTTTAATATCGCATTTCTAACCGTATATAACCTATACGGTTTTTTGATTGTCCGAGCATTGAAGACATAAAAAGCCATGGAATTATATAGTCGGGGACGACTTTAAAAATAGGAGGTTCGTAATGAACGAAGAAACACAAACAGTCGAAACGGTTGAGGGACAAGTGGTGCCTGCAGAACCTACTAACGAAACCCAACCGCAAGACGAGAAGAAGTACACTGACGCAGAGGTCGATGCTATCATCGACAAGAAGTTTGCTAAGTGGAAATCAGAGCAAGAAGCCAAAGAGAACGAAGCCAAGAAACTTGCCAAGATGAACGCTGATGAGAAACAGAAGTATCAGTTAGATCAACGTGAGCAAGAACTGGCCAATCGTGAACAAGCGATTGCTCGTAAGGAATTGACCGCAGAAGCTAAGGCAATGTTAAGTGAACGTGGCTTACCAGTTGAATTAGTAGCCGTGGTTGATTTGTCAAACGCTGAAGCTGTAACTGAATCAGTCGCAAGCATTCAGAAAACATGGGAGGATGCAGTTCAGAAAGGTGTATCTGACCGAATGAAAGGTAGCGCACCTATCAAGACTGCGCCAACAACTCAGCAAGAAGTTGTAGAAAAATGGAAAAAAGACTTTTTGCGCTAGAAAATAAAAAAATAATGAGGTAAAAATAAATGGCATTTGAAGAATTAAACACAGCAGAATCACGCAAGCACCACCTTGGAATTATTGAAGATGTTCTTGCAGTAAATTCATACGCAACACCACTCTTGACACCAACTGAAGCAGTGACTCTAAATGGTCGCTCTTTCACTGTTGCGACAGGAAACACAACTGGTCTTAAAGACTACAAGCGTAACCAAGACAACGAATTCGATCACGTTGAAGTTGAAGAAAAAGTCTACACTCTTGAAGAAGAAAAATATTGGGGACGTTTCGTTGACCAATTGGACGAACGCGACTCAAACGGTCAAGTAAATATCGAATATGTAATTGCTCGTCAAGCTGCTGAAGTTGTAGCTCCATACCTTGACAAACTTCGTTTTGATGCAGCACTTGGTAATGTAAGCGAAAATGTTGTTATGGGTAACACAGCAGGCGCAAACAACGCTTACAATGCAGTTCTTGACGTTTCTGAAAAATTGGACGAACTTGGAATCACTAAAGAACGTTTGCTCTTTGTTACTCCAAGCTTCTACAAAGCTATCAAATCTGAAATCGTTCGTTTGCCACAAGGTGACGCAGACAAGAAAGTTCTTGGTAAAGGATATGTTGGTGAATTGGACGACTACACAGTCTACAAAGTACCTTCTAAATTCTTGCCGAATGTACACGCCCTTGCAGCAGCACCTGGTGTAGTAACATCTCCAATTCAGATTGACAACACTAAGTACAATGACAATGTACCTGGTCGTTTTGGTGAATTGGTAGAACAATTGCTCTACACTGGAGCTTACGTCCTTGAACATTTCCAAAAATACATCATCACAATTGCAAATACTAAACCTGATGCTAAAGAGTCAGCTCAAGGTAAGACAGTGAATCGTGCGAAAGCATGGAAGTCTGGTTCAGATTACAAAAAAGGCGACACAGTGACTTATGAAGATAAAGTCTATGTTGCTATCAAAGACATCACTGGATCAACCAACAAACCAGATTCTGACTCAGCTAACTGGAAGGTTAAATAACGAGGTCTGACCTATGAAAGTCAGAGTAAAGCAAGCGTTCAATGATTTGCAAGCGAATGTGGTTCGACAAGAGAATGAAATCTTTGAGATGACAGAAGAACGCTTTGACGAACTGTCTCACAATCTTGAAGAAGGGTTCTCGGTCGATATCGCAGATGTAGTTGAAATCATTGACGAAGAAGAAACCGAAGCACAAGGAGACGAGACGACTCCTTTAGATTAGGAGGTCTTATGGAACTTGGAAAACTTAAATTGTTGACAGGCGAGAGCGACGAAACAGTCCTCTCGTCTTTAATTTTACGGGCAGAAAATATCATTTTATCAGAAACTAATCGGGACAATCTAACACCCGCACTTGAAAGGCTTATCCCTGAACTTGTAATCGAGCTCTACAACCGCTCAGGAAGCGAAGGAGAGCAGTCTAGGAGTGAAGGTGGTATATCTGTAACCTACTCAGATAACGGGTTGTCTACGGGCGTTCTACAGCGTATTCGGATGCATCGCTTAGCAAGGGTGGCAGGTCATGTTTTTGAAAAAGAGTAGACTGAAGCTATATCCTATGAAGCGGTTTAAGAAGACCGTGACAGATGAGGGAATTGCTAAAGAAGGATACACGGACGAGGTTGAAGGGGTACGCTTGGAATTGTGGCCAGCTAGTAGTAATCTACAATCAGAGATTTATGGCGAGCGCTTGAATGATATTCTGAATGCGAATGCGAGCAAGGATGCAGATATCAATGTGAAAGATGGTGTTTGTATCGATAGCGAGACAGAAGTCACACATCGGGTTATTTCAAAGAAAGTGTATAGCCAACATCAAGTCTTGGAGTTAGAACGTGTCAGAATTAATCGGAGCAGATAGCTTAATTGCTAAATGTCGGAAGCTGGCAAGCAAACAAGTAGGCGAAGATATCGTCAGACGTGCGGTCTTAAATGCGTGTAAAAATGTAGTCCAAGCAGAAGCTAAACTCAGAGCGCCAGCAAATGAGGGCGAATTGAGAAATAGTATTAAAGTAAGGGTTAAGATGGAAGGCGACCGAGCAATCGGAGAAGTCTTCACGAACTCAGATCACGGCGCTTATGTTGAGCTTGGAACAGGTCCGAAAGGACAGGCTAGTCATTCGGGTATATCGCCTGACGTGAACGTGTCTTATCGTTCTAGTCCATGGTACGTGCACGAAGACCAAATCAACGTAGGACATTACCATTTTCAAAAGATGGGCGAGTTCTACAAAATGTACGGTCAGCCTGCGCAACCTTACTTGTACCCTGCTTTGAAGGATAACCAGGAACGTGTATCAAACAACATCTCTAAATACGTTAGTAGGAAGATAAAGGAGCAGATATAATGATTAATATTAAACCCGTAATTTACAAAGAATTGCAAAAGGTCGCAGATAATGTGACTGATACTTATCCAGACGATTGGGAGAACTTCCCAGTCGTTATTTTTTTAGAAGAACAAAACAAGCCAGGCGACTGGTTCGATGATAAAGAACATAAGTCAAATATCCGATACAAGGTTGATATATTCGACAAAGATAGCACTAGTAATCTAGCAGTTGAAATCAATAAGATTTTTGCATCGTTAGGATTGCGAAGAACTGACTGTCAAGATGTTCCAGACCCATCACACTTGAGACACAAGTTGATGCGATTTGAAGGCATTGTCGACCTTGACTCTGAGCTTGTTTATCAATACAGAATGGAGAATTAATAGATGTTAGCAAATGGAATTAAGCTCGCTTATGGAACGGCTAAAGGAACTTATACCGACCTTGTAGGACTTAAAGAAGTACCTGAATTCGGTATCGAACCTGAAAAGGTTGAAAATACTACCCTTGCAGACAAGGTTAAAAAATACGAATTTGGTATTGGTGATGCTGGGGAACTTGAATACAAATTCGCTTATAAGAACGACGGAGCAAATGCTCCTTACCGTGTTTTGCGTAACGCAGCAGACAACAAGACTAAACTCTTCTTTGAACAAACATACCCAGACAATACTAAAGTTAAATTTGAAGGACAGGTATCTGTCAAACTTGGTGGCGGTGGTGTGAACTCTGTTATTGAGTTTACTCTTAAAATCGCATTGCAATCTGAACTTGAATTCACAGACGGAATTGGAGGTTAATTAAATGGCTCTACCATATACGACATGGAAGGTCAGTGAGGATAAGGAGTTGAAACTCCGCCTTACTTCCTTGCAAGGAACTAAAGTTGAAGAAAAAATTGGAGCAAACTTGCTCAAGGTATTCATGCCTGAGAAAGGAGAGGAGTTTACTCTGCCACCTCTCAAGGTCATGTTACTTTTAGTCCACGGGGGGCTTCAAAAATTTGAACACGGGATTTCATTTGAAGATACATCTGACCTTTACGACGAGTATGTCGATAATGGTGGAGACCAGGCGGCGTTCATGGCGGATGTTATCTTGCCATTACTCCAAGTTTCGGGTTTTATGCCACGGGAGAAACCAAGCAAGAAGAAAGCTCCCAAGAAAACCAAATTGGAAGTAGTCGAGTAGAAGAGACTACTGTCCATTCAGTAAAAGAAATGATTGAGAGGCTTTACCCTATGTTTTTAGACATCGGGGGGGAACCTCTCGTTTTTTGGGATTTAACGGTTCTTGAAATCAGAGAAATGATTGAAAGTTACAACCGTGTTAGAAGCCAAAAACAAAAAGATAAAATTATTGAGTCGTACAGGCTTTCGCAAATGATTGCTAATAACGTATCCTTGTTGCTCTCAAAAGATGCCAAGCCACTTGAGGTTTGGGACTATGCACCTGAATTATTCAAGGAAGAAAGAGTTCAAGTCGAGAAAGCAAGGCAAGAACAAGAAATGAGGATGCATAAAGAACGTATGCGAGCATTCGCTGAGAGTCATAATCGAAAAATGAAGATGAAAGGAGAATAGATGGGAGTTACTCTTGATGAGCTCAAGGTTATGATTGATGCTGAAATCGCACCTTTCAAAAACAAGATGAAAGAAGTCGAGAACAGAGTCAAAAGTGCATCTGGTAAAGTACAACAGTCTACAAACCAAATCAAAGCGCAGTCTGGTTCTATGTTGGGTACTTTTGCTAAATTAGCTAAATTCGCTGGTTTTGCTTACCTTGGAAAAAAGTTGCTTGATGTTGGTATGTATTCGACACAGATGGCTCTTGAAGTCACGGCAGCAGTCAACCAAATCAAACGCCAAATGGGTGAGAGCTCACAGACATTCTTAAAATGGGTTAACGATAATGCAAACGCTATGAACATGAGTACTGGTGAAGCGACAAAATACGGGGCGGTTTATTCAAACTTATTTTCTGGCTTTATCAAAGATTCAAACAAGCTTAGCGCATATACTGCTAAGATGCTTCAGACATCCGCAGTTGTAGCCGAAGGTTCAGGGCGTAGCATTACAGACGTTATGGAACGTATTCGTTCAGGTTTGCTAGGTAATACTGAAGCGATAGACTTTTGTCGCACCGCTTAGAAATAGGCGGATTAAGAACTTACCAAAATCGGTAGAACTCTAAATTTTAAGTAATTAAAACATGACGATACCGAGGTAAACTAAGCAATTAAAAAGGCTTAGTCACCGTAGAGCATAGGGATTGAACCTGTGCTTTTTGTTTTGCCAAAAAGTACAGAATAAAATATCCCCACGAGTGGTAAGCACCTAAACAATTCGGTTGTAGGTGAAAATATATGCCGAACTTACAAGAAATTGTAAGAAGCATGGATAAAAAGCCATGCGATAACATTATTGAGAAGACTTAGGTATCAACGTCAATGTGGCTATGATTCAGTCTACTGAAGCGTTCAAACGCTTTGCAAATGGCCAAAGTTGGGACCAGCTAGACTACCAAACCCAACAACAAATCCGTTTAATGGCTATCTTGGAACAAGCTACTGCCAAATATGGTACGACCTTGTCTCAGTCAGTCAATGGTCGTATCAGCTTGTTTAAATCATTACTGAAAGATGCTGCCTTGAATGTAGGTAATGCATTCTTACCAATCATTAATGCTGTCATGCCAATATTGAACTCATTCGCTATGGTCTTGAAGAATGTGACTGGTAAATTAGCCGAGTTTATCGCTTTGATGTTTAACAAAAAAGCGACCGTAACTGACGGCGGTGTAGCTTCTGCTGCAAATAGCGCAGGAGAAGCATTGCAAGATGCAGCAGGTGGCGCAGGCGACCTTGCAGATGCTATGGACGATGCAGATGATGCTTCAGGCGGTATTGCTGATAACCTAGACGACACTGCCAAGTCTGCCAAGAAAGCCGTCAAAGAATTGCTTGGCTTAACGGGATTTGATGAAATCAATCTCTTAGGCAAGAAAGACGATCCTGACGATGACGACGGTGCTGGCAAAGGTAAAGGTGGCGGTGGAGGTAAAGGTAAGAAAGGAAAGGGAGGCGGTGGCGGACCTTTCAAAGACATCTTGCCAGAAGTAGCTTTAACCGACATGGATAACCAATTCAAGAGCATCTTTGATGGTCTTGGAGATAAACTAAAAGGTTTATTTGACCTGTTTGGTAAAGGGTTTAACGCTGCGTTTAGATCTGACGGATTAGAACGTATCAAGATTGCATTAGGAGAAATTGGCAAAACATTAGCAGAAATTGCTACGGATCCAAGAGTCGTAGATGCTTATGATAGGATGACCAAAAAGGTAGCTTACGCACTCGGACAGATTGCAGGCTCAATTGCTACTGTTGGTGTCGGTATCGGTGTATTTCTTGCTGAAAGTATCGCTAACGGTCTAGGACGTCAAAAATGGCACATAATTAGAGCCCTAGTGGCTTCATTCGATAGTATCGGTGAAATATACGAAGCTATTGGAAACATCGCACAGGCGCTCTCTGGTGCGTTCTATGACGCGATAACCTCAACAGGTGCAATAAGGATTGGAAGCTCTCTAGTGTCTATGTTTCTAGCGATTGGTTCAATCGTCACAGAGATTTCAATGAAACTTGGTAGCGACTTAATGCAAGCTCTTGAGCGTGCTATCGTGGATAATGCACCAGGTTTATCTAATTCTTTACAGAATCTATTTCAGTCAGTTGCTCCAATATTTGAGAGCGCAGAACAAGCTATCAACAAGATTGTAGATAAGATTAGCGTATTCTATGAAAACAATATAAGACCACTGATTAAAACAGCAGGAGAAGATCTATCTAAGCTTATTGATTTAATTATTAAAGGTTGGGATGAAAATATTCAACCAGTCATTGATGAGTTTGGAAAAAAATTCTCAGAAGTGATTGATAGCAATGTTGGAGAGGCTGTCGAGAAAGTGTTTGAGTTAATTGCAAAATTCTTGGAATTATCTCAAACATTGAGTAGGGACTTATATCCAGTCATTGAATTCTTAGTTAATACATTCTTCAAACTTTTAGGACCAGTATTTAACTTCTTAGCTCAAATATTCATTGTCACTTACGACATGATTTCAAAGATTATTGGTGACATTGCTGAGCTTTTAAGCGGTATCGTTGATATCATTGAAGGTCTTGTAACGGGAGATTTTAGAAAGATACAAGAAGGCTTTAGCGAGATTACTAGTGCGTTGATTGACTTTCTAGAACATGCCTCTCAAGCAGTTTACGGCATTATGCTTGCTGCATTGAGCGCATTATGGGATTTGATTAAATCGGTGATCCAAATTATTATCGACACGATAGCTAACGCTCCAATCGTACAATTGTTCACTAATGTATTTCAAGCTGCTTGGGATGGAATTGTAGCCATCTTTAGTGGCTTGGGCACTTGGTTCGGTGAACGTTGGTCAGATGTTACTAACGCACTATCAAATGTCAGTCCATGGTTTACTGATATGTTCCAGAGAGCTTGGAATGGGTTGACTGGTATATTTTCTAATTTCGGTTCTTGGTTTGGCGAAAGATGGAGCGATGTTACAAATGCACTATCAAATGTTTCTGCATGGTTCGGAGATACGTTCACAAGAGCTTACAATGCAGTTGTTAACGCATTTAGTTCGATTGGTAGCTTCTTCAGTGGCGTTTGGTCAACGGTTCAGAGCATCTTTGTAAACGCAGGACAAGCAGTCGGTAGTGCAGTAGGCGGTGCTTTTAGAAGCGCAGTTAACGCAGTGCTTGGAACGATTGAAAATGTAGTAAATGGTTTTATCGGCATGATCAATGGTGTTTTGAACGTTGTCAGAAGGCTTCCAGGTCTTGGATGGGTCGGTAGCATTGGCTATGTCAATCTCCCTCGCCTAGCCCGTGGTGGTATCGTTGATAGTCCTACTGTAGCCATGATTGGTGAGGCTGGTAAAGAGGTAGTTATGCCACTTGAGAATACTGGGTTCTTACAAACCATGGGTCGTATTGTAGGCGGTGCCGTTGTTAACGCTCTAGGTGGTGGCTTACCACAATCTGGAGGATTTAGTGGCAATGGCGACATCGTGATCCAGATCGGCGGACACGAATTCGGACGTGTAGCCATTCAAGAAATCAATAGAGAACAGGAACGTGCAGGACAAGTCTTGCTTAACATTTAAAGGGAGGTAAAATGGCACAATTGATAATCAATGGGGTGGCTGTTAAGCCTCCCAAATCTTTTCAGGTCGGTATCCAGGATATTGACGGAGAAACAGGTCGCAACGCAAACGGAGACATGGTGCGTGACCGTATCACGGTTAAACGTAAATTAGATTGTGAGTGGGGTATGCTGACTCAAGGAGAAATGAGTCAGCTTTTAAACGCCGTATCACCTGAATTCTTCACGGTATCCTATCCTGACCCGATGTCAGGACAAACAACTAAAACATTTTATGTTGGCGATAGAACGTCTCCAAGCTATTCATTTACTGAACAGTTCAAGCCATGGTCTGGTGCTAAATTTAATCTGATAGAGAGGTAGGTAGAACATGGATATATTCAGACGACAGAAATTCAATGAAGCTATGTTTGCTAAAAACCGTACTCTTGCTATCAGAGTTGGAACCTACCAATCGAGCGACATCAAAGAAGCTAGTTTTGATTATGGCTATATTAAAGGTGACACTTACAAACCTGGGGGAACGTGTGCTGGTAGCGGTAAGATTACTTTTACAAGTATTATCACGACATTCAATAAGCTAGATAAAATTTACCCAGAAATCGGTCTTTTGGTTGATGGAACTTATGAGTGGGTGAAGATGGGTGAATACTTCATCAATGATATTGAAATCGACCGCAACCGCAATACGACTACACTAGATCTCATGGACGGGATGTTCAAGTTAAACCGTGAGTATGTCACAGATTTAACATTCCCAGCGGAGATTAGACAAGTTGTCAAAGAAATCTGTCTAAAAACTGGCGTAGAATTGGCAAATGAAAACATGGATATCACATCCATGAACTATGCAATTGAGACGAAACCTAAAGATAAAAACAAGACATTCAGAGATATATTGAGTTTAGCTACTCAAATGCTCGGGATGTCTTGTTTCTTTAACCGAGAAGGGAAACTTGAAATCAAAGAGTTGACCGACTCAGGTATCGTGATTACCGCAGATAATTACTTCTTGCACGGATTGACTAGAAGTGAAGTTGAGTATCAGATTGCAGGTATTACTTGCAAGAAAGATAAAGAAGGACTTACTGTTGGAACTCGTACAGGTCGTTCGCTTGAGATTGAAAATCCGTTTATGACTCAATCGATTTTGGATAACCTTTATCACAAAATCAAGGATATCCGATACTATCCATTTAGCTTGAACTTTCAAGGGCATCTGTTACTTGATGTTGGCCAATGGGTCACTATCAAAACTAACAAGGGAGAAACGTTCAAATCTCCAGTTTTAAGTCAATCTTTCAACTTCAAAGGTGGACTTCGAAGTCGTATAAGTGCTGATAGTAAAGCTGGAAATGACACACAGTATTCATACGCTGGAACTATTACTAAAAAAATCGAGCAATTCAGCGAGTTTGAAAAACAACTTCAAAACCAAATTGAAGAAGCAGATAGAGGGTTTGATGCCAAGGTTGACCAAATCAAGAAAGATTTCAATGACCAAATCAAGCTTGCTGAAGCTAAGGCTGAGGAGAATAAGAAGGCTCTATCAGACGAAATAGACAGACGTTTTCACGAGTTTAGTCCAGCAGGATTCGAAGAAGCAAAGAATAAGGCTGAAGAGGCCTTAAGAAAAGCTGGTACAAGTGCTGAATTAGTCGAACAAATCAAGGAAATTACAGAATTAAGAAATAAAAATTTTGAGCAATTCAAAGAAGAAGCAAAACAAAAATTTCTAACATCAGGAGAATTTCAATTTTTTATTTCTAAAAAAGTAGACCAAACCGAATTTCAACGTGTAAAAGAAACCGCTCAACTCTATGAGCGTATTTTCGGAAGTACTCAGAACGGCATCGCAGATAATATTTCTCGCATGGTAATGACTAACCAAATCTTTCAAACGGAAGTCAAGAAGTATGTTGAAGATAATTCAAATCTTGTATTTGACCCAACAAATTTCAGCAAGTGGACTAAAAAACAACCAGAAGCGAATGTTATCGAGGTTCAAACTGGCACTAAGTTGCTAAGAATTACTAATGTTGGTAAAAATCAACCTGTATATCATGGGTTTGCATTACCTCTTACTACATCTACTTTTAGACAGGGTGAGAAGCTTAGCTATCGCATGGAGGTCTGGGTTGATGTATTGCCAGATGAACAGCTTGGAATTGAGTTATGGGCTTCTGACGGTGGACTAGCATCTGACAGAGTTACGTTAACAAAGACAGGCATTCAAATTATCACAGGTACGATGACAGTCCAGAAATCATCGACTAAAGGAAGAGAATTCCCTCTTGAAATTTGGTTGATGAAGAACGGGACAGTAGCGATTGGGAAGGTGTCATTAGTTCGTGGCGAAACACCTCCGCAAGATTTCAAGGATGATACTTCAACGCAAGACCTTGTAACTCAAACAAAGGTGTCACAACTCTTTGATTCCTACGCTATCCAAACATTGACCAACGCTGGAGCAATCGCTTCACAAATCAATCTGAATAGCAATAATATTCTGATTGAAGCTGCTAAAATTCGACTTAAAGGTAGAACGCTACTAGACGAAATCACAGCTATTGATGCCTACTTTAAGCGCCTTTTTGTCGGAGATGCTAGGATTGGAACATTGAACACTGACATCATTCGCTCAAGTTCGATTTCAGCGGACAAATTGATATTTGATACTGCTCTAGCTAAGAAGCTAGTAGCTAGTGATGTATTCACAGATACGCTTGCTGCTAAAACAGCCTTTATCAATAAGCTACGATCAGTAGTAGTATCTGCAACCTTGCTTGAAGGTTATAAAGGTCGTATCGGTGGATTCCAATTCGGTACGCACGATAAAGACCCAAGTACATATTGGATAACTGGTATTAACCAATTCGCAGTTGGTATGAGTAATGGTGGCACAAAATGGGGTCAAACTGCTCTTTGGGTTAACTGGGGAAATAACTGGGATAAACCTGATATTAATGCTTGGTATGTGACACGTATTGGTGAAATGTATTGTAATAATACTGCACATTTTTACAATACTCCCGTAATCCATGGAAATTTGCGTGTAGGTGGAAACATCTACTATCTTAACGATAATGACAAAACGGGTGGATATTGGATTTATTCTCCTTCCTTCAAAAAACTTGACAAATATAAAGGTTATCTATATTTTTATGGTTTTAATGAAGAACAAACAGATTGGATACCTCTTAACAAAGAAATTTCAGACCGCAGATATAAGACCAACATTCAAGACAGTAAAGTCTCAGCACTTGATGTAGTTGATAATCTGAAAACCTACTCATATCGCAAAGAATACGATGACAAAGTTGAAGATATCGCTTGCGGTATCATGGCTCAAGATGTACAGAAATACGCACCAGAAGCATTTTATAAAAACCCAGACGGCGCTTATTCATATCGCACATTTGAACTTGTACCTTATCTCATTAAGGCTATTCAAGAATTAAATCTAAAAGTTGAAAGGTTAGAAAAAACAACATGAACGAACAAGACCAACAAATCAGCCGTTTAGTAGTAAATTCTCTTTCAGAGAAATTAAGTCAAGAAGCTACTAAATCAGCAACATTCGAAGCTCTATACACAACTACGGCTTTAGAGCTCGAACAAATCAAGAAAATCATTGAGTCAAATGAAGAACTCAAAACAAAATTTGAAGAAGTGAAAGGGAATAATTAATGTCAGTAAATAACTATACACTAGCAACTAAACCTTATATTCGTGGTTTTGGGGATAAAATTACAACAGTTGTAGAAATTCGCTTACAAGATGGCAACCGTTACAGCACCAATCAACGTGAACTTGTAGGAGACCGCACTCAAGACCAAGATGATGTGCTTGTTCAAGCAGTATTAGATATCGTTAAAACTGAGCTAGATCCAGGCTCTGCAGTTATAAAAACTCAACAAGAATTGGTTGAAACAAAAACAAAACAAGATGAATTATCTAAACTTGTTAAACAACAACAAGAAACATCTACTACTCTTAACAAAGCGATTCGAATTCTTTCCTTGATTGTAGCTAAAATTGGGATTCCAGTTGGCGCTGCTTACAAAGAGCTCGCTTCATTTATGCCACCTTTGTTGAGTGGACAAACTTATTTCGAGAATGACTTACTATTTTTAGAAGACCCTAATCATGTTGAAACAAACAGCGAAGGTAAGTATGTGTTTGTATATATCAAGCGTGAGTTTGAGTATAACGGTCAAACAGTTGAACAGCTTAAAGGTCAACCAACAACAGACGGTCTTGTCGAAGTCTTAGAATGGACTGCACCACGAAGTGATGTAGACCATATCTAAGGAGGTGTTTATGCAAGACTTAGCATTTCACGAACTAATAGAGCACCTCAAAAATTTATCTTACAGCCCGTACATTCATTTCTTTTTTTGGTTGATGGTACTGGATATTGTGACAGGTTACATCAAAGCATTTAAGACTAAGCGTTTTGACAGTAAAATTGGAACAATGGGATTGATTCGACACTTCATTGTGTTTGCAGTCATCCTACTTGTAGCTATGTATGCCCGTTCGCTTGGCTTTCGTAGTTTTGGTATTGCTTGGACTATGTTTTTTGCTTTCAACTATCTGTTTTCAGTTATTGAAAATTGGGAGATGATTGGACTAGCGTTCCCTGAATTCCTGAAACCTTATATCAATCAAATCAAGAAAGACAACGCTCGTAAGATTGGTCAATTACTTGTAAATATAGACCAAAAAGACAAAGTAGAAGTTGAAATAGAGGAGAAAGACGATGCAACAAATCAATGAAATTTTAATCAATGGAGCGATTAGCATCCTAGTCATTTTAGTAGGTATCACGGTTAAGGCTGTTAAAGAATACCTCGTTCAAAAAGGCGGAGAAAAGACAATCAAGATTGTTGAAATCTTGGCTAAGAATGCAGTCAATGCAGTTGAGCAAGTATCTGCTGAAACTGGCTACAAGGGTGAAGAAAAACTGGAACAAGCACGAACTAAAATCCGTGCAGAGCTTAAAAAATACAATATCAGCATGACTGACAGTGACCTCGATACCTTCGTAGAGTCAGCTGTCAAGCAGATGAATGATGCTTGGTCTGAAAAATAAATCAGAGAACCCTTTTGGGTTCTCTTTCTTTTTGAAAGAAAGGAGGTAGCGCTTGAAGAAGGTTATTGAAAGAAAATTAACTGTTCTATCTAGTAATCGTGGTATTGAGAGATTATATAATGAATTTTACAGCCATGATAAAAACAATGCTGAGTTTAAGTTCACACTCGATGATTTGACTGCTACTAAGGTCATCTGCTTATTCTACTTCAAATCCACCAAGCGATACAAAGAAGTAGAAGCAGTTATCGAAGGCAATTCGTTTACGGTTCAATTTGATACTTCATTGATCACGACAGATGAATCTGTTATTGGCTATATCTATTTTGAAAAAGTAGAGCAATCAGCAGATGTATATAGCTTTATGTTTAATGTCCATGTGAGCGAAATTGATAAGGCAGTTCAAACACCATTCATTGAACAAAAATCAGGGCGAATTGTTGACGTTAAGGATGTTGTTACTAAGGCAGAATTAGACGAACTCTTTGCCAAAATCAAAGAGCAGGGTGGCACGTACGATGACAGTGGTATTCGTGCTAAAATAAGCAATATTTCACTCGATATTGAAGCGCTAAAGACAAAGACGGATAAAGATACCGTGTATGACGATGCGCCCGTCTTGAAGCGTTTAGAGGTGTTAGAGAACAAACCTAACATCGATACAAGTCAGTTTGCTACCAAGGAAGAACTGCAAACAATCTCTCTGACTCCTGGACCAAAGGGAGAAACTGGTGAACGTGGTCCACAAGGGGAACGAGGTGCAGACGGTTTACAAGGGCCACAAGGATTGCAAGGTATTCAAGGCGAACGAGGTCAAGACGGACAAGCTGGATCTCGTGGAGAACGAGGTGAACAAGGACCTGCTGGCTTACCTGGACCCGCTGGACCTCAAGGACCTATCGGACTTACAGGACCTAAAGGTGAAAATGGTCGTGACGGCGTGGGTATTCCGCAAAAGTTGACTTTATCAGGGAACACGCTCATTTTGTCTGACGGTGGTGGTAGTGTTGTACTTCCTGCTTCAACAAGTAGCAATACTGGACAAGTAAATGAATACGAAATTCACGGTACTGGTATGCCTAACGGAAAAGTTACTGCTCCAGTCGGAACTACTTACGTTGATACCGCTGTTACAAGTGGAGCTCTCAAGTGGATAAAGAGACAAGGAAGCGGAAATCAAGGATGGGAAGTATTGACTGGTGACACAGGTTGGAGAACTTTAAATATTAAATCTAAACTCGGAAACTCATATCTAAAAGTTCGACGCAAAAATGACACCGTAACATACCAATTCGGTGGATTGAGTTGGGGTTGGTTTGGTGTCATTCGTAGAGGTGGCGTAGGATACGAGGCTCAAGGGAGCGACAGGGAAAGAAACTGTTACATTCTAGGACTTGGTGGTGTTCCTATTGGTTTTCGCTCTGAAGGGTCTTTAATAGGAAACATTTACAACGATAAAGGTGTCCCGTATGGAACTTGGTATTTAGGCGGTGCTGGTGATAGCAATATGCTACGTTTTCAGTTCACTGATCCAGTCCCTACCGATAGAGATATCGGAGATATTCGGGTAAGTTCTATCTCGTA